GTAGGTACGGATGTAAATTCTTGAAATGGTTGTTGTCCTATGTATGCCATTAATTATTTCCTATACATCTTCTAATACTGAAACTGTAATATCTACAGAACTAGCAGCACTAGCAAGAGCTTCTAAATTGTCGCCGTTAGTTCCATCGTTTTGTAGCACTAGTTTATTTCCTGACATCACTTCTAATGAAGCACCTGCAGGAATACTAGCATTTCTGACAATATAGACATCATTTGATCCATCTTCATTGTCTAGAAAAATATCTACTGTTACTCCTGAATTTGTTTTATTTGCACAGGTAATGCCAATAACGATTGACTCTAAAGCAGCACTACTTGCCCCAGCAGGAACAGCGTAAATCGTTGAATTACCACTATTACTAATATTGGGGGTACAAAATCTTTTAAAATCGTTAGCCATTGTTGTTATCCTTACTTAATATTTATACTATTATTTATAAGACCTTTTATAATCTTTATTATATTTATAATACAATCAAGACTTAAACCAACCAGGTAGTCCTAAAAATTCTCTCTTATCATACTTATTTTCTTCAGCCTTTTCACCAGAAGCGTCATTATAGTGAAGAAATACTTGACCACAATTATCGCCTTCAAATGCTTCACGCCAATGTTCAACTTCACATCCTCTGTAAATCAGAGCATCACCAGGCTCTAAATCTACTTTGATACCTTCTCTATCTGTTTTACCAGATGGTTCTAAGTATATTGGCCATGGGTCGCCGCCTAAATTTAATGTAGTAGATATTTCACAAGAATATCTATCTTTGTGTCTTTCTAATATATCACCTTTTTTATAGATACGAGCATAAGAATATGTAGGTATTAGCTTTAATTCTGTTTCTTTTGACATAGGTTCAGTTAATTTTTCAAGTAATGATTCCATTACTATATCAGCATAATGAGAATATGTTTCAGGAATCTGTTCATCATTCCATCTACCATAATCGTAATTAAACTGTGATATGTACCTATCATCATACAGTTTTCTTGCTACTTTTCTTTTCATTAAAAAATAAGAGTAAATAAAATCTACTAACTCTTTTGATATTACTTGTCGTATTACTTTATAATTATTTTTCATTTAAACGGCCATCCTAAATTCCAGATTACAAGTGAGTACCGTGTGCCAGAGGTTACTGGTTTTACTCTATGCCACACAAAAGAAGGAAACACTACAACTGATCCTTTTGGTCTTATTTCTTTACATATTAATGGTTGATTTGCGCCTTTGTCGTCATTTCTAAAATCAAATTCAAAATCACCACCTTCATATTCTGTTTCGTCTGATAGACTTACAGTTACAGATAGTTTTCTTATTTTATTATGAGTATTTAAATCTTCTGGTTTGTTATATGGTTTACTCCATGAATCACAATGCCAATCATAAAATTGTTCTTTACTATATTTTGTAAATTGACAAGATTCAGAATAATCCCATTGAAAGTTCCAACCTGCATTTTCATTTGCTGAATGAATATAAGGTTGTATTTCTTTATATATCCATCTATCATCCATCCAGACAACATTAGATTTTCTTTTTTTAGAAACATCTTTAATATCATCATCACTAACTTTGTTAGGATCGTAATCACCTGTTAGTGCTATCTGTTCTTGTTGAGATTTACCATATTTAATGATATCATCACAAATTTTAGGAGGTATTGCCGATTTGAAATACCAGTAATAATATTCTAAATTCATATTCTATTCACCTTTCTATTATATAGTAGTTTAAAAATATCAGTAATTAAGTTGGCCAGTAACCTCCACGAGCTGCATTATATTGAGATTTCATACTCCACATACCACTACAACCTGATTGTTCTTTGACTACGACTTTTCCAGAACCGCCATCGCCACCTTCGTTTGCTTGAGAAGGGTTATTAGTATCACCACCTGCACCGCCGCCAGTATTTGCTGACCCATTACCTGCTCTTGGACTAGTGTCTGTAGCGCCTACTCCGCCTCCTCCAGGACCACCAGCACCACCATCATTAGATGAATTACCTGAACCAGAACCTCCGCCGCCTCCAGCGTATGTTGTAGATGATCCTGTAATATCTGAAGCTGCACCGTTACCCCCATTACCACCAGTTGCTCCTCCAGCAGTACCAGCAGAACCAGCACCACCGCCTCCGCCACCTGAGTAATAAGGACTACCATTCATACCACCACCACCGTTATTGCCTTCGGGTGGAGAAAAACTCCCTGCGTTTCCTGCTCCAAAACCAGTCGTATTGTATGCACTTCCGCCACCAGAACCACCAGGACCACCTGGGGGACCTAGAGTTCCTCCTCTACCCCCACCAGATGAGGTGATAGATTGCATTCCCCCAAATACTGAATTAGAACCAGCACTATTATCTGAACTACCGTAACTCGCACTTGCACCACCAGCACCTACTGTAACAGGAGTGGTTGATCCTGCTTGCACTTTTACACCAGCTACATCACGAAAGCCTCCGCCTCCGCCTCCGCCACCTATAACAGAACCACCAGATCCACCACCTGCGATTACTAATACCCTTACTTGGGATACAGTTATAGGAACACTATAATTTCCTGATGAGTTGAATGTAGTTACTGCTGAACCACGAGAAATTACATTTGCCGTTCCAATTACTCCGCCATTGTTAAATCTATTGCCCACTATTCTAGTAAATCCCAACCTTTTGTATTATCTGCTTGATAAGCAGTTTCATTCCATATATATATTTTACCATCATCTGGTTTTGTAATTGGTGCTTGCCAATCATCATTACCATCTAACGCCCAAGAAGCAGCAGGTTTTGGTGATATAAACTTATCTTTTGTTGCGTCATATGTAAAATCTATACCTGCAAATTGTTTTCTAAAATTACTATTGTAAGATGTTTGTTTCCATGTTCCGCCCCAAAAGTTAGTACACCAAGTTTCACCATCAGCGTGTTTATCTGAAGGAACATGAGCGTTATCTACAACACAAACTCTTATTACTTTTTTATCTTCATCTAATTCTGCAAAATGTGCCATCTATTACTCCTTAATCTGGATTTACCCATTCATCTGTTTTTTTATATTCATAAGCGTCATTCATTGTCCAGATACCTGAAATTCGCTTTACACTTTCTTTAACTATTACAGCGCCTGATCCACCTGCAGTTGCAACAGGACCGCCTCCTGCGCCGCCACCTGTGTTTGCGTCACCTGAACCATTTCCAGCACCACCACCAGTTCCGCCTCGTCCTCCGCCACCAGCACCACCAGGAGCAAAATCTGAAGCAGGACCTTGGTTTAGGCCTCCGCCGCCACCTGAAAAGTATCCACTATCACCATAACCAGGTCCAAATGTTGGTGTTACATCTGTTCCTGCACCACCAGCACCACCATCGTCAGCACCAGTTCCTCCAACAGCACTTGCACCGCCTCCACCACCAGCAGACATTTCTGGAGAGGGACCTGCAGATTTTCCTGGACCACCATTATTTCCTTGTGAGGGACTTACTGGAGGAGTGTTTCCGCTACCACCTGGTGAAGCACCAGACGCTGAAGCAGCACCACTTCTTGCACCGCCACCGCCACCAGAACCTCCTGGTGTGCCACCTTCAGGTGCGTTACCGCCACCTATATATCCTGCACCTCCTCCGCCACCTCCTGTTGAAGTGATAGGACTACTTGCAGAACCAAATACACTATTTCCGCCTTCAGCACCAGACACGCCGATACTATTACTATTTGCACCTCCAGCACCTATTGTAACAGGTACAGCAGAAGCAGGTAAAGGATGATTTGAAATTAATCTAAAACCTCCAGCGCCTGCGCCGCCGCCTCCAGAATTGTTTTGTCCACCGCCACCACCTGCAACAACTAAAACAGTTGCTGTACTAAGGGAGTTATTTGGGGAAACGGTAAAATTAGCGCTAGATGTAAGACTAGTAATTTTTGTATTACCATCTTGGTCTGGTACATTTAATGGACCTATAATACCACCGTTACTAGGCATATTCAGTTACTCCTTATTATGCGTCTTTCATTTCTTCGTATGAAACCAAGTATGTTAAATCACTATTTGCTGAAGCCGTAACTGCTAATAAATCTGTTTCGTCTAAATAGAATCCATTATCTTTACCAATAAGAGATAAAGAAGAATCCGCAGGAACAGAAATTGTATTTGCAATTTTTACATAGTTTGAACCATTATCCACACTTACTTCTACAGTAATATCAGCAGCATTTGTGCCATCAATATTTGCTATAATTAAAGAATTAATTTTAGCACAGTATTCAGCAGTTACATCTACGATAGTTGCTCTACTTGTGGTAACAGCACCAACCGCTACTTTAGGCGTAATAGTGTCAACATTAATTAAATTTGGTGTTGCCATTTACTTTTCTCCTTTTTTTCTTTTTCATTTCAATAATCAAATCGACAAAATCAGATTTAATATCTGACTTCATTCGTTTCATTACTTCTTTTTTTTCTTCTTTTGTTAATATGGTTTTGCCCATTAACCAAATACTATTGCAGAT